TATTGCCGGCGCAATCACCGCTATTTCTGTGGCGATCTTGGCAGTTAACTTTGCAATGGCGCTTAACCCATTTACAGCAATTGCGGCAGGTGTCGCGGCGCTGGTGGTTGGCATTATTTACGCGTACAACAAGTTTGAGACATTTCGAACAATTGTAAACAGTGTGCTTAACGGTCTAATTACTGGTTTTGAGGTTTTTGCTAACGCATGGATTAACACAATTAACATGATTATTCGAGGCATGAACTTGCTTAATCCGTTTACCGACATTGCATATTTGCCAACAATTAGTTTGCCCAGCATTGGTGGCGGTGGTGGTAGCGCATCTGTTGGGTCTGGTGCAGCGCGTGAAGGCGGTGTCGGTCAAGTATTGGCAAGTATGCCATCTATGCCTAGCCCATCAGCACCATTGGCTTTAGCGCCTACATCTAGCGGTGGTGGCGGTGGCAGTATGTCTAAAGGCAGTCAAGGGCCCGGCTATAAAGCAGGTGCAAGCGGCAACAAGTTTGGTGGTGGCGTTGACGTGCAGGGCGGTTTTAGCATCAACATATTTGGCGGTATTTCTACCAGCGCCGAAATTGGCAAATCTGTTGTTGACGCAATAAGCCAGTATCAACAGGTTTATGGCCCAGTTAACTTTGCAACGCTCTGATCATGCCGGGCTCAACTGTTATTACTGGTGGCACATACCTGTTAGAGCTGTCTAGCGGTTATGACGCTGCAGCATTTTATTTGGATGACTCAACACTTGACGGCCCAGATGTGCTTGACGGTGACGGCGTAGATTTTAACGACATCACTGACGTGGCACAGTTAATTACTATTAGTCGAGGCCGTCACAAACCGTTAGACGTGTTTGGGCCCGGCACAATGTCTGTGTCAATTAGCGTGCCAGTGGGCAACCGTGACTATGACCCGTTAAATACATCTAGCGTTTATTACAATCAGTTGACAGAACAGCCGGGTCTAGCGCCATTGCGCGCAATTAGGGTAAGTCGCAACGGTGAGTACCTTTTTACAGGTGTAGTAACCACGTTTAACCAAACTTACAACATGGCTGGAATGACCACTTACAGCATTGCTGCAGCTGATAACACTTATGTGCTATCACAAGGGTTTTTGCCTCAAACGGTAACCACCAGCCAAACCTCGTCAGAGCGCATTACAGCCGTTTTAAGCGCTGCAACCTACACAGGCGCTACATCCCTTACCGCCAGCCCTATAACCACGCTAGGGGCTTACACAATCCCTAGCGGCACAAACGTAAACGCCTACATAAACCGCATCCAACAGGCCGAACAAGGCCGAATTTTCTGTGATCGAGCAAACGTGCTTACAGCTCAGCCCCGCGTAGGCACAACGCTGGCAGCGCCAACAGCCACATTTAATGACACTGGCACAGCCACACCGTATGACAGCATTTTTGTTGAATTTGACCAGCAATCAGTAGTAAACAATGCCGACATCACTATTGAGTCTGGCGGTACATTACAAAACGCCAGCAACGCATCATCAATTAGCCAATACTTTACGCAAACTGAGTCAATCACAGACAGCCTTTTAAGCAGTGACGGGCAAGCTGCCACACTGGCAAGTTACTTGCTTTACCCACAACCACGCCCACGTTTCACAAGCGTTTCAACCACATTTGCCAGCCTGACCGATGCCCAAAAAACGGCGTTAGCACCTATCGAGATTGGTCAAACCGTGTCCGTCACAAAAACATTTACGTCTGGCACACCCTTAAGTGTTAATCAAGACTTAAGCGTTGAGGGCATAGATCACGTTATAGACATGAACACAGGCCACCGCATGACTTTGTGGACATCAGCAACCACAATTCTTGACCAATTTATTTTGGATGACATCACGTTTGGTGTGCTATCTACCACCAACGCGCTTGGTTAGGATAAAGTACAACTATGAGCGCCAGACCCGTATTCGTTGCCAACACCATTCTGACCGCAGCCGAACAAAACATTTTGGCTACAGCCATAGTTGCAATTAACGCACAGACCGGCACAACGTACACCGCAGCCGCTACGGACGTGGGCAAACTTATTACCGCATCAAACGCAGCCGCAATTTCGCTCACAATCCCACCATCAGTTTTTGCTGTAGGCGATCAGATCAACATTATGCAAGGCACAGGCGGCAGCGGTGTTGTAACAATTACTGCCGGCGCAGGCGTAACCCTTAACTCAAATGGCGCAAAACTAAAAACAAACGGACAGTTTGCAACGGCAACAGTTTTGTGCACTGCATCAAACACATTTTTGGTACTTGGCAATTTGGTGGCATAAGCCATGCAATTACTTGCGTTAGTTGGTGGCCCATTAGCGTTATCTGAGGTTGAATACCTTGTCATTGCAGCTGGCGGTGGCGGCGGCGCGCAACGCGGCGCTGGCGGCGGTGCGGGCGGTTATCGATCATCTGTCACAGGTGAAACAACTGGCGGCGGTGGAACTTTAGAAAGCAAACTTGCAATCAGTCTCGGCGTGCAATACACAGTAACAGTAGGTCTTGGTGGTACCGCTGGCACATCACCATCTGTTGACGGTGGCACAGGTCAAAATTCTGTTTTCAGCACAATTACATCAAATGGCGGCGGTGGTGGCCGTACAGGTACTACTGCCGGTTCAGGCAATCCCGGTGGGTCAGGTGGCGGTTCGTCAGGCAACCCTGCCGTAGCGGGTTTTGTTGCTAACACGTCTGGAACTGGCACAGCAAATCAAGGTTTTGCAGGTGGTCGCGGATTTTCCGACAACATTAACTCAACTAAAGCTGGTGGCGGTGGCGGTGCTAGCGCGGTAGGTGCTGACGCTGCAACAGGTTCAGGTGGTTCAGCAGGTAATGGTGGTGCAGGAATAGCAAGCAGCGTCACAGGCTCATCAGTAACCCGAGCAGGTGGTGGTGGCGGCGGTGCTGACGGTGCTGGTACGGCTGGTTCAGGCACAGGTGGTGGTGGTAATGGCAACGCTGCAGGTGCGGCTGGAACGGCCGGAACAGTAAATACTGGTGGCGGTGGCGGCGGTGGCGGCACAAGCAATGCTGCAGGCGGTGTAGGCGGTTCAGGCATTGTGGTAATTCGCTACCCAGATACTTTTGATGCAGCCACAGCCACAACTGGTTCACCAACAATAACTGTTACTGGCGGCTATCGAATCTACAATTATTCAGCATCAGGAACAATTACATTTTAAGGAAAAACAATGACTGTAAATAATTTACCTAAATTCGTTATTTTGTTAGTCGGTCTATTGTGTTTAACTGCGCTAATGATCTTTAACAAAATAGACATGCAATCTGGCGTACCAATGCTGACAATGATTATTGGTTACTCAATAGGCAACGGCGTAAACGCAAAACAAGGTGGAGAGTCAAGCAACGTGTTTGGCAAAAAACAAAAGTGACACCAGCTAACCCTAAAGTCATTGGGTCTAAGCCGTACACAGGCAACAGTGACGGTGCAGCTGCAGGCCCACGTGCCGGCATGGATGAATGGATACGGTGTGCAATTCGCTACGGCGGTGGCGCGTTTTGGAATAACGGCAGTTGGGGCATACGCAATATGCGCGGGTCAGAAAACTTGAGTGTGCATGCCACTGGTCGAGCAGTTGACCTGTCTTATCGGCCGTCAGAGAAACAGCCAACAGCAAATCGTAAAGCAACTATTGCGTTTATAAACATTGTGTTAGCCAATGCAAACGAACTTGGCGTAGAACAAGTGCTCGATTATTTTCCTAAAGCATTCGGGCGCGGCTGGCGTTGTGACCGTCAACGCTGGAAATCATATAGCAAGCCAGAAATACACGGTGCGCCCGGTGGAGATTGGCTACACATAGAGATAAATCCACAGATGGCAGACGCACCAAACCTTGTAAAACAAGCGTTTCAAAGGGTATTCACCGAACTGCCACAGTAATGCCCTATGGTGGAAACACCGACGATAGGAGATGCAATGGCAGACGCTAAAACATACATTTACGAGGTTTATACCACGCACCTAGACAGCAGCCAGATGGTGCTCGTACAGATATTTCGTGACCCAGACACCGACAAAGTTCTACACGCACAAATTGCGTTTAAGGATGCAATCGGTGACAGCTGGCAGACCCCTTACCAATTGGAGAAAAAATGAGCTATCTAGCAATCAAAATAGGTGCATGGTTTATTGCAGGTTTGTCGGCGTTTACGTTGCTATGGGATGCCAGCGAGCCACCAGCATTGAAAATACAGCCGGGCGTACAGATCACTACCACGTTGCACAGTGTCGTGCCAGTGACCGTTGCACCGACCACCACAGTGCCTAAAGGCTGTGCACAGTACGTTGCTGATGCTATTACCGCTGGCTGGCCTGCAGATCAAGCACCAATGCTTGCGCGTGTGATGTTTAGAGAGTCACGGTGCACGGTTTTGGCATTTAACAGCCAAGACAGTAACGGCGGTAGTCGAGGATTAATGCAAATAAACGGTGTGCACGAAACATGGCTTAAAGAAGCTGGCATTATTACGCACCTAGACGATCTGTTTTACGCAGATGTAAATATCCGTGCCGCGCTACACCTATGGCGTATTGTTGGCTGGTCAGCGTGGGCAGCAACCTATGGCTGATAATCCGTATCCCGAAACTGGCATCAGCCAAGAAACAAGAGCAGCAATGTATCCCGAAAATTACAGCGACAAATACAACAAAATGTTTAAGCAATTTGTTGACGAAATCATTGCACC